CAAAACTGATTCAAATAATAATCCAGTTCATGCAGGTGAACAAAACGAATATGGTCTACAGGCTGCTTATAGTTATTTAGGTGTCAGTAATAGAGCGTATGTTGTAAGAGCTGACATTGATCTAGGCGCATTGGATCCATCAGCAGATGCTCCTCAGGCCGATCCAGAAAGTGGAACATATTGGTTAGATATTGCTAAGAGTTCATGGGGTATATTCGAGTGGAACGGAGATCTAAAAGGTGTGGGCAAAGGTCAAAGTTTTGCCAAGAAGATGCCAATCCCTGTAACTGAACCTGCACTAATTAATAATCTTACAGGTGGTCCTAAAGACAGTGTAGGTACTATAGGTGATTATGCCATAGTAACTCTAATGAATTTGAGTACAAATTATAATGCTCCTGATGCACTATGGTTTAGAAATAGTAATACCTGGGTACCAGTTGGTAGTGAGGACTGGCGTGCAAGTTGGCCTGCGGTAATCAGTACCAAATCAACAATTACAATCCCAGCAGGAAGCACAAGTTTATATTTTGATAAGAATGATGATTTAGATACAGTTGATACTGGTGAGCAAATGACTGGTACGGTAGTAGGATTTGGAAGTATATCTTTAACAGTTGGTGTGAATAGTGCAGCAGACATTGCTGCCAAGATCAACGTTTTTGCACCCAATGTCGTTTTTGCCGAAGTAAGAAACAATCGTCTAGTACTGTCAAGTAAAACAGGTAGATTTACAATATCTGGACCAGCCTGTGAGCACATTGGCATTGAAGAAGGGACTTATTACAGTCCAAAAGTTGAAATTGCTCCACATACTAGAGTGCCATTATTTAAAACTGCTGATCCAACTCCAAGACCAACAGGCAGTGTATGGATTAAGACAACCACTGCCAATGGCGGAGCAGAATTTGTATTGAAGAAATATAATGCTGATGCAGATATATTTGAAAAAAATATATGTCCGATACTACCAAATGCCGCTGCTGCAATTTATCAATTAGATAAAACAGGGGGTGAAAAACTAGTTGTAGGCTCAGTATATGCCAAGTCCAATACAACAGAAAAGTTGTATCAATATCCCTCAGGTGATGTTGGTCCAACAAGTGTAGATTTTTATTTTTATAGAAAGAGCACATCAGGACCGACAACAATCACAAGTAAAGTTATTGGAGCAGGGACGTTTAGTTCTGGTTCAAGAAGTTTCTCTTTACAAGAAACAACTGCTGCTAGTTCAGAATACAGCGAAGCAGCTAATTTTACAGTTAATTTACTAGGCGATGCTGCTGATGCAGAAAAGATTGCCAAGGCAATTAATGACAGTGCAGTTCTAGATAACGTAAGAGCAAAAGTCACTCCACAAAATAAATTAATTATTCAACATTTACTAGGTGGTGATATTAGAATTGAGGAAAGTACAGTTCCTGCAGATAAAATTTTTACAATACTGTTTGCAGGTGAAAAGAATCCTAATTTACATGCAAGTTTATTTAATGATGCATCAGTTTCATTTACCCCGCAGTGGGAAATGAGTCATTGGGAGCCATTGCGTTTTACGGCCAGTGCATTTGCTCCAACAAGTTTGACTGCTGATCAAACATTATGGTATAACAGTATTGTAGATGAAGTTGATATCATGATCCATAATGGTTCAAAATGGGTAGGATACAAAAATTATTCAGGGTTCACAGGAACAGATACAATGGGTCCTATAGTTAGTGCTACAAAACCACTATTACAAAGTGATGGCACAACCCAATTAACTACGGGTGATTTGTGGATTGACACAAGTGATATTGACAACTATCCTATGATTTATAGATTTGATGCTAGTAGACCAGGTACAGCAGCAACTAAATGGGTACTACTTGACAAAACAGATCAAAGTAGTGAAGAGGGTGTTTTATTTGCAGATGTAAGATGGACAGATGAAGGAACAAATGCTACATACACCGAAAGTACAATACAAGACTTATTGGAAAGTAATTATGTAGATCCAGATGCACCAGATCCTGCATTATATCCAAAAGGTATGTTACTATGGAATATGCGTCGTAGTGGATTTAATGTAAAGAAATTTGTACACAATTACATTGATGTAAATGAATCAAATAATAGATTCCAAGTACCTAATAATGGTATATTAATTGATGAAGCAATGGCTGATTATTATCCACATCGTTGGGTTACAATTAGTGGCAATCAAGAAAATGGTGCAGGTTGGTTTGGACGTCAGGCACAACGCAGAGTTGTAGTACAGGCATTGCAGGCCGTGACAAATAGTTCAAGAGATATTCGTGAGGAAGCTCGTGTATTCAACTTAATTGCCACTCCTGGATACCCTGAACTAATTGGTGAAATGATCAGTTTGAATTTTGATAGAGCACTAAGTGCGTTCATTGTTGGTGATACACCGGCTAGATTGACACCTGATGCTACAAGTTTGAAGGCATGGGGTGATAATTTACGTTTGAGTGTGGAGGACAATGATCAAGGTGCACCAAGTTACGATGAATATATGGCTATGTTCTATCCTTGGGGGTTCACAAGTGACCTATTAGGACGTAACATTGTGGTACCTCCAAGTCATATGATGTTAAGAACTATCGCACTAAGTGACAGCGTAAGTTATCCATGGTTTGCTCCAGCTGGTACACGTAGAGGCGGAATCAATAATGCTAGCAGTGTTGGGTATATCGATGATGAAGGTGAATTTGTAGTTGTGGCTCTTAACACCGGACAGCGTGATACATTGTATGATGTAAAGATTAATCCAATTACATTCTTTACAGGTGTAGGACTTGTTAACTATGGACAAAAAACAAGAGCTAGAAATGCAAGTGCGCTAGATCGTATCAATGTAGCAAGATTAATTGTTTATATGCGTAGACAGTTAGATATTTTAGCTAAACCATATATTTTTGAACCTAATGATAAGATTACTAGGGATGAGATTAAAGGTGCAGTTGAAAGTCTATTACTTGAATTAGTTGGACAAAGAGCATTGTATGATTACATTGTAGTATGTGATGAGTCAAACAATACTCCATCTAGAATAGATAGAAATGAACTTTATGTTGATGTTGCTATTGAGCCTGTTAAAGCAGTTGAATTTATCTACATTCCATTGAGATTGAAGAACACAGGTGAAATTGCTGGTCTATAAGGCATAAATAATAATAACGGAGTAACTAACTATGGCAATTGCAACACTAAACAGATTTACAGTACCTCTAGCATCAGATTCTAGTTCGACAACACAAGGCATGTTAATGCCGAAATTGAAGTATAGATTTAGAATTATGTTTGAAAATTTTGGTGTTAGCACTCCTTCAACAGAATTAACTAAACAGGTTCAAACAGCAGCTAAGCCAAATGCACAGTTTCAAAACCAAGTTATTGATACTTATAACAGTAAAATTAATTATGCTGGTAAAGTTACATGGCAGGCTTTACAGGTTATACTACGTGATGATGCTACTGGCATTGTCAGTAAGTTAGTTGGTGAGCAAATGCAGAAACAGTTTGATTTCTTTGAACAGGCCAGTGCTGCTTCAGGTCTTGATTACAAGTTCCTAATGCGTATTGAAATTACTGAAGGCGGAAATGGTATTCATACCCCAACAATTTTAGAAACTTGGGAGTGCTATGGATGCTACATTACACAGGCTAACTGGCAATCATTAAGCTATGCTGAAGCGGCCCCGCAAACAATTGATCTAACAATTCAACCAGATAACTGTATCCAAATTCCACAAGGAAGTGGTATTGGTGCTGCTATTGGCAGAACTGTACGTACAATGGCCACAGGCGCAGGCGGTTAATATTAAACAAAAACAAATTAGGGCCTTTGGCCCTTTTTTGTTGATTAATCTAAATAATAGCATATTATTTTTATAATAAATACAATATGGCAAGTAAGTTTAATGGATTATTAAATCAATTAGGATCAGGACTCCTACGTCCAAAAGGGCAAATGGGGGACTGGCAACATGCGGCTCGTACCTTTGTTGATGATGAATATAGACTAGCACCAAAAGCTAAGTTTTTATATCACGTTTATTTTAAGATTAATAAGAGCACAGTGTTTTTTAAAAGTTTAACTGAAAGACACGGTACTGAACTTGGGTTATTAGTTAAAGCAGTTGATTTACCAAAGTTTAGTATGCGAACACAGGTTTTAAATCAATATAATAGAAAAAAAGTGGTACAGACAGGCCATAGTCTTCAGCCAATTTCGATTAAATTTCATGATGACAGAGGTCATATAGTTAATATGATGTGGCAGGCTTACTACAAATATTATTATGCTGATTCAACTACAGGCAATGTTCCTGGCGCTTTCAAAAGAAATAGTATGCAGGGGTTTAATTATATTAAAGGCAATCATGGTTTTGATAATAATAGTTCAATACCATTTTTTGATAATATTGTAATCTACCAATTAAATAAAAGAGAATATAATAGTTATACATTGATTAATCCGTTAATACAAACATTTAATCATGATAGTTTATCCACTAGTGATCAAGGAGCTACGGGTGCAGAATGCAATATGACCATAGGCTATGAAGCAGTAACTTATGATTCTGGCGCTATTAAAGGTGGAGTAGTCAAAGGGTTTGCACAAGATCATTATGATAAACTGCCTAGTCCACTAAGTGCTGCTGGTGGCGGTACTAGTAGTCTATTTGGCACAGGCGGTGTATTAGAAGGTGCTGCTGATGTCATTGGGGGAATAGCTAGTGGCAAGGCATTTAGTAGTTTAGATGGACTTATCAACACTGCTGCCACAGCCGTAAATACATATCAAAATGCTAAAGGATTAAGCAAAGCTGGACTTAAACAGGAAGGACAAGGATTACTTGCAGCTACAGCCGTAGGGGCTATAGGAGCTGCTGCCAGTAGTATAGGAACATTTTTCCCTGTGGTTAGTACTAAACAAGGTCCAAAAGCAGCACAAAGAACAGATTTATTGCCCCCAAGATAATGAATACAAATTTACCTATTAGTCAAAATACGTCAGATAAAGAAGTTAAAACTTTTTTTGACAAATACTTTACCGAAGAAATAACCTTTCCCAGTAATCAGATAGATGCTGTTTTAGGATTTTTTTTAAAACGAGGATTTGATGAACAGGCCAGTAGATCGGTAAGTATAGTTTTGTTGAATCAAGCTAAAATTGATAATGTTAATGTTTTTGTTTTATTAGATAAGCTCAAAGCTGTCGAAACTGTACAGTTAAATAGAGTGATTACACAGGTATTAAATTTTTATAGAACTCAAACTAGTGTGTTAGGTTATAAAGTTTCTAATAATAGCGAGTCGTTTGAAAATCGTAATATTCTTGTATGAGCAAATTTGCCAAAGGTAAATTTACACCAAAGTATCCAGAAAAATATATAGGTCTTAAAACGCCCACATATCGTAGTAGTTGGGAATGGGCCTTTATGAATTTCTGTGACTCAAATCCCAGTATACAGCGATGGGCTAGTGAAGCAGTTAGAATACCATATCGTAATCCTTTAACAGGAAGACAGACCATATATGTTCCAGATTTTTTAATTCAATATGTAGATAAAAAAAATAAGTTATTAACAGAGATAATAGAGATTAAACCAAGTAATCAACAACTTATAGAAAAGGTTGGACGTAATACAGCAAGAGCCACGGCTTATGCTATTAATCAAGCTAAATGGTCTGCTGCTACACAATGGTGTAAAAATGCCGGTCTTACATTTAGGGTTTTGAATGAGACAGATATTTTCCACCAAGGCAAATCAAGATAAATATTCTATGACTAAAAAATTAGAAGAAGTATTAAATCTACCTGAAAGCAAAAAGATTGCCAAGGAAGAAAAGAAAGAGAAAACTAAGCCAGAGACTTTCTTACGGGATATAGCAGAGTTTGATAAAATCAGTGCTGCTCTTCCTCAGGTCAAGGGATTGGGCGATCTTAGCGATAAAGAATTTGATGATCTAGCAGAACGTGCCACAAATGCCTATGATGATCTAATGGATTTAGGAATGAATGTGGAAGCACGTTATAGCGGTCGTATTTTTGAAGTTGCAGGCACCATGCTTAAAAATGCTATAGATGCCAAGACAGCTAAAATGGATAAAAAATTGAGAATGATTGAATTACAGCTCAAAAAACAAAAACTGGATAACGATGCTGATTTAGATGCTAACAAAGGTATTAACCTTCCTGGTGATGGATACATAGTCGCAGATAGAAATAGTCTTCTTGAAAAATTGAAAAATATGAATAAATAAAGTATACCGGAATTCTTATGAGTACTTTTAAACAATATCTAACTGAAAGCAAAAAAGTCTATAATTTTAAGGTAAAAATTGTCGGCGAAGTAGATAAAAAAATTACTGAGCATTTAAAAGTTGCTCTAAGTAAATTTGACTGTGCCAATGTCAGTAAACCTAAACGTACTCCTATTACAGAAACTCCATTAGATTTTCCAGATCAAAAGTACAGTTTTGTAAATATTTTTGATGTGAGTTGTAATTACCCTACATCAACAGTAGAAATGGCTAGTTATTTGGCAGAAAAATTACGTATTCAATCCTGTTGCATTAAGGTTCAAACAGAAGGCGAAGATTTAGAACAAATTGCAAATGTAGAAGCTTATAAAAGAATAGGCACTAGTACAGAGGCATTGCTCAATAAGCCATATGAGGAAAATGCAGCAGCACAGAGCTTAGTAGGTGAAAAGCGGTTAAGTTTTTTACATGAGTTAGGCAAAGTCAAACACGCAGGTGAACAAGTTAAAGGTGTAAATGATCAGTTACTAGCCAAAAGCGTGCCTACAGGATCATCACCAAAAGAAAAAGGACGCTAATATGGATTTTAATAAACTTTACAGAAAAATAGCAGACCTAGATAAAGGTCGTCAGGTTCTCAATGAAAGTGAACAGCCTGTTGAAGAATGCGGTATGATGGGTATGAGCCCATTAGGTGGTATGGGTATGGATGAGCGCCCAACTACCATGAGTGTTAATATGAATGCTAGTGGTGCTGACGGTATTCGTGAACTACTG